TGGCCACCGACCCCGAGAACCTGGAGAGTTCGTGGCTGTCCGGCGCGCTGCTCGCGGCCGAGCTGATCCACGCCGGGCAGGTCGCGGCCGCCGCCACGACCGACGGATGGCTGACCCAGGAGGCCGGACCCGGCGAGGGAGCGGTGAACGTCGAGACCGCTGCGGCGGCCGCCGGGGACCTGACGCCGGCGCTGCTGTATCCGCTGCTGATCGCCCTGAACCGGCTGCGCCGCGGGTACTCGGTGGCCATGTCGATCCTGTCGGGGGCCGCGTTCCTGGAGATGGTCACGCGCTCCCTGGTCGCGGACGCCGGCCGGATCGCCGACATGGCCGGGATCATCGCCCGCCCGAGCTACGTCTCCTACGTGCGCGTGGTTCACCTGCCCGCGTGCGCGCGCTGCATCATCCTCGCCGGGAACGAGTACAGCCTGTCGGAGGGGTTCCTGCGCCACCCGCGCTGTGACTGCACGATCGCCCCCCGGCGCCGCGACGACACGTGGGAACTGCTCGGCCCCGATGAGCTGTTCGCGCAGATGGACCCGGCCCAGCAGCGGCGCGCGTTCGGGCAGGCCGGGGCCGACGCGATCCGCGAGGGCGGGGACATCGCCCAGATCGTCAACGCCCGGCGCGGCATGACGACCGCGACCCGCTACGGGCGCCAGGTGAAGGCGACCACCGAGGGCACCACCCGCCGCGGGTTCTACGCCTCGCGCCGGGCGAAGTTCGCGAAGGCCGCCGGCGCCCGCTTCGGCGAGAGCACCCGCAGCCGTACCCGGGCCAAGGCCGTGCGGCTGATGCCGGAGGAGATCTACCGGCTGGCCGACGGCGACCGCGAGCACGCGATCCGGCTGCTGAAGAAGAACGCCTACATCGTCTGACCGGGCGCAACGCCCGGCAGGTTCACCCGCAACGGGAGTACGCATGAAGCGCAGCACCCTGCCCCGCCATGCCCGCGCGCACGCGCCCGGCTGGGCACACCCCTACCCGTCCGACCCTTTCTCGCCCGTCTTCTACGCCGACGGCGGCGACGACCAGGACGACGACACCGGTGACGACGACGGCGATGGCGGTCAGGACGACGCCGATGACGACGGCGGTCAGGACGACGAGGGGGACGACGACAAGGGCGGCGAGGACGACGCGGACCCCGAGGGCGCCGACCAGCTCGGCGACAAGGGCAAGCGGGCCCTGGCCTCCATGAAGGGCAAGTGGCGCTCCGAGCGCGAGAAGCGCAAGGCGCTGGAGCAGCAGCTCGCGGCGAAGGACGGCGCCGACGAGGCCGAGCAGGCCCGCCGCAAGACGGAAGCCGACGCCGTGGCCCGCGCCAACTCCCGGATCCTCAAGGCCGAGATCCGGGCCGCGGCCAAGGGCCGCCTGAACGACCCGAAGGACGCGCTGACCTTCCTCGACCTCGGACAGTTCGAGGTCGGCGAGGACGGCGAGATCGACAGCGAGGAGATCGAGGACGCGATCGACGATCTCCTCAAGAGCAAGCCCTACCTGGCGGCCGCAACGGCGAAGAGGTTCCAGGGCTCCGGCGACGGTGGCGCGGCGCGCAAGGCGTCGAGGCCGAAGCAGCTCAGCAAGCAGGACCTCAAGTCCATGAGCCCCGAGGCGATCGAGCAGGCCCGTATCGACGGCAAGCTCGACGACCTCATGGGCGGCAGATAGCCAGGAGGCACACCCATGACGATCCGGAACTTCGTTCCCGAGATCTGGAGCTCGCGACTGCTCGTCGCGACCCGCAAGGCACTCGTCTACGCGGCCCCCAGGGTCGTGAACCGCGACTACGAGGGCGACATCGAGGAGGCCGGCGACACCGTCCGCATCACGTCGGTGTCCCGTCCGGCGATCGGCACCTACGTGCCGGGCACGACGACGATCACGCCGGAGAAGCTGACGACCGGCCAGCGCACGCTGACCGTGGACCAGGCGAAGTACTGGGCGTTCTCCGTCGACGACGTCGACAAGCGGCAGGCCAAGTCCAACCTGATCCCGGCAGCGATGAGTGAGGCCGCCTACGGGCTCGCCGACACCATCGACCAGTACGTGGCCGGGCTGTACACGCAGATCCAGGCCGCGAACTTCCTCAACGTGGTCGGCTCCCCGATCGACACGTACACCACGCCGACCGACGCCTACGACAAGGTCCTCGTGCCGCTGCGCACGAAGCTCACGAAGGCGAACGTCCCCTCCACCGGCCGGTACGTCATCGTCCCGCCGGAGTTCTACGCCTCGCTGCTGCTCGACTCCCGCTTCATCAAGTCCGACGAGGCCGGCACCGACGCCGGTCTGCGCAACGGCTACGTCGGCCGGGCGGCGAACTTCGACATCTACGAGTCGAACAACTGCCCCGTGCCGACCGGGGACACCACCGTCGTCCAGGCCGGCGTCAACGCGGCCATCACCTTCGCCGAGCAGATCAACAAGACCGAGGCCTACCGCCCCGAGTCCAGCTTCAGCGACGCCGTCAAGGGCCTGGCCCTGTACGGGGCGAAGGTCATCCGCCCGGACCACCTGGCCGCGGCGTTCATCAACCCCGCCGCCTGATCGGAGACGTGACCCATGGCGACTACGCAGCTCAGCTACACCGCCCTGCCGCCCAACAGCGGGGTGGTGAACCCGACCGGTACGACCCTGGTGGCGGCGCCGACCAACGACATGCAGCTCGCCAACGCCGAGGCGGAGAAGACGGTCCTGCGCGTCACGAACACCGACGACGACACGGCCCTGACCATCACGGTCAAGGCGGGCGACCACCCGCCGGCGCTCGCCGCAGGACAGGGCGACCTGGCCGTGTCCGTCGCGTTCGGCACCACGCACTACATCGGCCCGTTCGAGTCCGGCCGGTTCATCCAGTCCGACGGCAGCCTGATGATCACCTCGTCCACGACGACGGGGACCATCGCCTGCCTCAAGGTCCCGAGGAACACCTGACATGGCCGAGACGATTCACGTGCGCGGGGAGGGCGGGGCCGTCATCGCGATGGACCTGCCCCTGCCCGAGCACATCCAGGAGCGCTTCGACCGCGGCCAGCTGGTGCGCGTGCACTCCGACGGCTCCCCGTACTACCCCGCACCCGAGAGCCCCGCTGCTGCGGTGGCGCCCCGGGGCAGCGCCCTGACCGAGGGAGCCGTGCCGCGCCCGGGCGCGCGGGCGGGCAAGGACGACTGGGTGCTGTGGGCGGCTGCCGTACACGGCCTCGCCGTCGAGGACGCCGAGGCGATGACCAAGGCGCAGCTGCAGGAACTGCCCGAGCAGCCCGCCACGGCCGCCCCGCAGGGCGGCGACGGGCGCCCGTCCGAGGACGCCGAGAAGTCCGAGTGGATCGCCTACGTCGTCCGGAGCGGCAAGCTTTCCGCCGAGGACGCGGCGAACTACACCAAGGACGATCTGATCGACCTTGCGACCTGAGGGGAGGCCGCCGTGGCACTGGACCCCCTGGCGACGGTGGCCGACCTGGAGGCCCGCGGCCTGACCGTCGACCCCTCCGAGACGACGGTCGTCGAGACGTTCCTCGCGGAGGCCTCGGCCGCCGTCCGGGACGCGGCAGGCGTGCCGATCAGCGAGACCACATCCACCGTCGCCCTGGAGGCCCCGGACAACTCGCAGTGGCTGACACTGCCCGGCCCGCCCATCCAGTCCGTGGCCTCCGTCGAGATCGACGGCCAGGTGGTCACCGACTGGCGGCTGCGCTCGCACCAGCTGTGGCGGGCCTCCGGCTGGTCGTCCGGCTACGGGCCGTCCGAGGTCACCGTCACCCAGACGCACGGGCTGCCCACCGTCGAGGCGGACATCGTGGGCCTGGTCTGCCGCATCGCCGCGGCGTGCCTGGTCCACCACCGGGCGCAGCCCGACGGCGAGGGCCTGGCCGCGCGGGACATCCGCTCGGAGCGGATCGGGGACTACGCCGTGACCTACGGCGACAGCGGCCGCATCACCGACATCGAGCTGCCCGACTACCTGCGCGAGCAGCTCGCCGCCCGCTTCGGCGGCGGGGTCGCGGTGGTGAGGTCGAGGTGAGCCGCGTCGGCCGGCTCCTCAACCGCAAGGTCGAGGTGTGGCGGGAGACGACCACCGACGACGGCGGCGGCGGGCAGGCGACGGCTTGGGTCCACCAGGACACCCCGCGCGCCCGCCGATCCCAGCCGTCCGCGCGGGAGCGGACGGCCGCCGACCAGGCCGGCGCCGAGCTGAACGAGACCTGGTACTTCAACCCCGGCACCGACGTGCGGCGGCGCGACCAGCTGCGCCCGCCCGGGCGCGTGCTGAAGGTCATCGCCGTCTTCGAGCCGTCCGAGGACAGCACCTACCTGCGAGCGGACTGCACGCTCGTCCAACCCCTGAACGGCACCACCACGTGAGGAGTCCTCGATGGCCGTCCTGACCGCACAAGCGATGCCCCTGGGCGGGCTGCAGCCCACCTACGCCAACGCCGCCGGAGGCGGCGACCAGGCCCCGTGCGGAGAGAAGCTCGTCCTACACGTCCGCAACGACGACGCGTCCTCCAAGACCGTCACCGTCGCCACCCCGGGCACCGTCGGCGGCCTGGCGATCGCCGACGCCGCCCAGACCATCCCCGCCGGCGGCGACGCGTTCATCCCGCTGAAGTCGACCTACCGGGACCCGGTCACCGGCCGCGCCGCGGTCACCTACAGCGCGGCGACCTCGGTCACCGTCGCCGTCCTGCAGCTCCCCTGAGCCCGTGGCCCGGGCGCGGCTGGACGGCCTGGCGGGCGCGCTGCGCGCCATCGGGCGCATCCCCGAGGCCATGCGCGCGGCCCGCACCGAGACGCTCCGCGAGTGGGCGGACAACGTCAAGAACACGGCCGGCGAGAAGGTCCCGCGAGACCGCGGCGAGCTGTTCCAGGCCCTCGACGACCGCGTCAACGACCACTTCGGGCGGGCCGAGGTCGGCGTGTGGGACGCCGACCAGCTGGAGTACGCCCTGTACGTCGAGAAGGGCACCTCGAAGATGAACGCCCAGCCCTACCTCGTGCCCGCCTTCAACGACCACCGCCGCCAGGTCACCCGCACCTACCGGGCAGCGTTCCGCCGGCACATCGGAGGGGGGTGAGCAGGTGACCCTCAACGACTCCTGGCAGCGTCAACTCACGCGCGAGCGCAAGCGTCTGGCGGATGCGGAGAAGACCCGGGCCGACGCCCTGCAGAAGATCGCGCGGCTGGAGAAGAAGCTGGCCAACGACAAGCAGCGAGGGAGGAGCGGGTGACGACCGCGCTGTGGCCGCTGCAGCTCGCCGTCGTCGGCCGGCTGCGCGCCGACGCCCCGCTGACCGCTCTGGTGACCGGTGTGTTCGACGAGGTTCCCGAGGACACCCCGCACCCCTACGTCACGGTCGGCTCGATCACCGAGACCGTCGACGACGCCCACAACCAGCGCGGCCTGGAAGCTCAGGTGGAGCTGCACGTCTGGTCCCGGTACGCGGGCTACAAGGAGGCGGCCGAGATCCTCGCCGCCCTCGATGCGGTCCTGGACCGCCAGCCGCTGACCGTCACCGGCTTCCGTGACGTGTCGGTCGCGCACCAGCAGCACACCGAGCTGCGCGACCCCGACCCCGACATCCGGCACATCAACGTCAGCTATCGCGTGTGGCTGACCAAAGCGTAAGGAGGTCAGACCGATGGCTGGTCTGGACGCTTTCGGCACCCAGCTGCAGCGCGGCGACGGCGCCACCCCCGAGGTTTTCACCCCGCTCGCCAACGTCACCGACATCACCCCGCCCGGCATCGAGCGGGAGACCTACGACGTCACCGCCCACGACAGCGAGGACGCCTGGCGGGAGTTCATCGGCGGGCTGAAGGACGGCGGCGAGGTCGAACTCGACCTCAACTACGACCCCCGCGAGCACGATTCCCTGCTCGCCGACTTCGCCGACGCGGTGCCCCGCAACTACAAGGTCGTCTGGCCCGGCACCCTCGGCAACTGGGCCTTCAAGGCGATCATCACCAACTTCGAGCCCGAGGCCCCGCACGACGACAAGCTCGCCGCGAGCGTCACCTACAAGGTCTCCGGCAAGCCCACCATCACCACCGGCTCCTGAAGCCGCGAGCAGCGCACACTGCGCCGCTCACCACCGTCCCGCCGCAAGGGCGGATCGACAAGGAGAACAGCCCATGACGCAGTACCTGTCCGCCGATCAGATCCTCGGCGCCGACGACCTCTCCTACGAGGACGTCGAGGTTCCCGAGTGGGGCGGCACCGTCCGGGTGCGGGAGCTGCCGGGCACCGAGCGGGACAAGTTCGAGTCGCAGTTCGTCGGCAAGGACGGCGCCTCGATCCGCGCGGAGGGCCTGGAAGGCTTCCGCTCCCGGCTCGCCGCCGCGGCGATCGTCGACAAGGACGGCAAGGTGCTGTTCCGGTCGGCGGCCGAGACCAAGCGGCTGGGTGAGAAGTCGGCGGCCGCGCTCACGCGGGTGTGCGACGTCGCGGTCCGCCTGTCCCGGATGAGCGACG